CGTCCCTGATGCTACTGTGATTTCTGTAGCCATCAGATGCTCTTGCTGACGTCCTCATTAATTACAAAAGACCCTTCCAACACGGTCTTCTCTGTGTCACCGACCTTGTACTGCAGGTCGTAGCGATACCTCCCAGCATCGACCTTTCTCATATCAGTCGCTGACAGAAAGATTGTCACTTGGCCAGAGTCGTTCTTATCGTTGAAGGAGAAGTTTACTGGACCCTTCACACCTAACTCGTTACTGCCAATCGCAATCCCACCGGTGAGGTCAAGATCATCTTCACCACCAGTCAAAGCGGGAACACGCAATGCTGCTCTGCGATTGTTACCGCGAGTACGAACCTGCATAAGGAACTTGTAATCGTCGGTAGCCAACGGTAGTGCAGTTCCAGAGGAATCCTTCAGGGTTAGCTGCAATGAAAAAGTATCACCCTTTCTGCAGGTGATGTCCAACCTGTTGGTGGTATCAAGATTTACTGATGCCATTATTCTCCCATCAATTGCCGAATCTCATCCAGTCGAGATTTCGTTTGTGTTTCGTCTTCCAGCTCCGAACGCTTACCCGCCCGCTGTGAGATGAGCTTGCTCTGCTCAACCGCTTGCTTCTTGACCCTCTCGTCCTTGCGATCCTCCTTGAACTCTTCCCGCTTCATAATCGTAGCGTTCGTGTTCTGCGAAGACAGCAGAGAGAACTGAGCCTTCAGGCCTTCCATCTCCTTAGCCATCTCGTGCTTAGCCTGAGCGATTTGAATTTCACTTTGCGCTTCGAGCTGAATCTTCTGAGCCTCCAACTGCGCCTGCATCTGGAGCTCCTGTTGCTTTGCCTGTGAAGCAGCTTGAGCAGCAGCCTGCGCCTGCTGCGCCTGCATCTGAGAGTTCTGCTGCGCCATCTCTTGCTGCTTCTTGAGTCTCGACTTGCGACGGACGACAAGAAGGCGCTCGGCCTGATCGACATCGCGCATCTCGCGGATAGCGATAGCGTCCTCGAGGTCAATCTCCTTCTGCCCCAAAGCAATCTGGATGTTCTGCTCCATGTATGCCCGCTCCTTATCGTCCATATCCATGCTCACCACAACACCGAAGTTGTACATGGATAGGTCACGGAACCGAGCAAGGATGTTCATCTTCTCGTTGCCGATAGCATTTGCGTATGCTTGAAACACAACAGATTCAGGTGGCAGGATCTGCAGGGCCTTAACTACATCGCTACAGACCTTCTTGTACAGGACCTGAGAAGCGTGGGTGATATCGTAGGTAGCGTTGTTGCTGGCAGCAATGGCTTGCTGCTGCACCCCAACCAAAGCTTCTGAGTTCGGGGAACTAGCGTCAACCACTTCATTGATACCTGTAGTATCGCGGATCATCCGCAGGTAGTGGTTGTACAGTCCGATCAACTCGTTGATGTTGCGGATGCTATTACCGATTTCTCTAACCGGCGGGTTTTGGAATCCACCTTCAGGGTTCTTGCTGCGGTAGTAGAAGACACCTGTCTGCTCGTAGATGTCATGAAGGTCCAGCGGTTGCAATTCGCCAGACTTACCCAACTGCACGTTCTCAAGACCCTCGATGTCGATGACCAGTCCATCCGGCTTGGCTTTGGCGATAGCCTGCTGCAGTTTCAAGTGAGTCAGCTGCAGCATATCAGCGAACCCTGTGCAGCTGTCGACCAGAGACTTCGGGGTGTTGCGCACCATGTTCGTCGCCACACAGCTGTAGGACAGTGTGCAGCGGCTCAAGTCATGGATGTTGCGGGGGATATTGGCCTTCGGTCCGTAGTTAAACAGGATATCTGTACCGCAGACGTAACTACCCTCGTACACCATCATGGTGTCCATGGTGTGTGGGGTACGGGTTTCTGTAGCTTCCTTATTGTAGTCGAAACCCTTGTAGTAGAATCCAGAGTTGCCGTGCTTGGATTTCTTCTCCTCGAAGCCCATGCGCTCCAAACACTTGAACTCAAAGTCCATCACCTGAACCATGTACTCGTCGTACCTATCGTTCTGCTTTGGGTCGTTGTAGTACGTGTAGTCGTCCTTCCTTCTGGGACGAGCCGACTTCATGATATGACTGATCTGCGCTTCATCAATCTCACCGCCAGAAAGGCGGATCAATTCGCTGACAGGAATCTCTTTAATGTGCCCAGCATAAACGAGGTCATCCATATTCGGATCCTCCGTATAGCTATGGATGAACTTGATGGGATCAACGTACTCCTCTACGATGCCGTAGTTGGGGTCGTTACGCCGCTTGATGACGGCCATACCATTGGTCACCAAATCCTGAACGCAGCGGCGGAATGTCCCTTCGTTGAACTTGTTCCACGTCAGCGTCAAGTCCGTAGCTACCTGAGCGGCAATCTCAGCATCGATCTTCGAATTGCTTTCCAGAAAGATCTCCGCTTCCTCAGTTGTTTCGGGTAGCATCTCTGGATCCTTGTCCAGCACCATGCCCCCCGTCATCTGCTTCAGCTGCATGAGCTTGTCGCGGTTGGCCACCTGATTCATCAGGCGGTTCTTCTCCTCGTCCTTGAAGTTCACCGACACAGAGTCGGTAGCCTCAAGGTTGGGGTACATCCTTTTGGAAAGGATCTTGTTGACTACGATGCGAACGAACTTCGGAAGAACAGGAACGGGAGTGTAGTCAAGGTTGAGCAGGGAGCCGTCGCCAGCATTGGCATCGAGGCTAGTCAGCAGCCGCTTGTAGATATTAGTATCTTGCGTGCCGTTGGCGTAATCACGATTCCTTTCGAATACCTGATTCCTCCTCCCGTAGACAGACCCCTTTTGGTTGACGTCGCCCCATTGATCCTCAATGGCTTTGGCGTATCTCAACCCATATTCCTTACTCAGCTTCTCCTCTCTCGAGGCGAGAGGGTCGGGAAAGCCTGCCTTCACATTGTTGTTGTTATACATTTGCAACCCTCACACTTAACTGCAAATATATAAATTCATCCTATGGGCTTATATCGCCTAAAGAACTTGGACTCATCGAACTTAGCTTGCGGTTTAATCTCCTCATTTTTTTGAGCAGCGAGGAGGGCAAGTCCAGAACTGATGGACAAGTCGTACTTAGTTCTTTTGTCTATTCGGAAATTGATCCAGTCTTCTAAAGTCCTATTGAAATACATCGTTCCGTAATCCCCTTTGTCGGGATCGAAACCTACGTGTTCATGAATGAAGGACTCAATACACTGAGCGTGAGTATGAATCACGTCTTGTGAGTTGGATGGGATGCCCTTAGTCTTGACAGTCTGTCTAGCTGAGGAGCTTTGCAGCGCCGCTGGTCGCTCCAGAAGATACCCATCGTACCCGCGCTCCTCAAAGTACCTGACGATACCATACTTGTTGTTCTCAATAAGCAGGGGGTACCCATAAAAGAAAGCTGCCATCAGCACGTCCTCGTAGAAGATCTTTGCCAGTGGCGGGCGTGCAGCATACTCCAACACAAAGTGGTTGGAGGGGTAGTTCATATTGAACTTGTTAAATAGGTGTAGAGCACCCTTGGAGCCCCTGCCATCCACAGTAGCGTCAATATCATAGCTATCCACACCGCCAACGCCAAGCGTTCCATTGGGTGGAACGACCTTTCCTCGAATCTCTTTCTTCTTGTTTCTGATCTCTGGGGGAGCAAGCCACGCAGCATGGAATCTACCGTTAGGGTCTGGATTGAAAACAACCTCGGTATCGCGCTCACCATTGCGCCACACGAAGTTACCGCGAACGATGGGGTTCGGGAAGAGATCATCGTTATATGTGATCTGATCGTAGATCTTCCCAATGTTAAATAGGCTGCTCTCGATACTGTCCCTGAATGCCTCGTCCGATGTAAAGGGGAACTGCCTTACCACCTCATTCAGCTCCGAAGCATTCTGCTTCAGGCTGTCGCGCTCGTTCTTGAGGTAGGTCTTTGCACCCATGTGGATGTATTCCCCGTCGATACCGAGCACATCCTCCTCAGGATTCTCCACCACTGGGTTGCCATAGATATCAAAGAAACCCTCCAGAGAATCATACGATGGGATGAACAGCCGATACAGACCCGATCGGGTACGCCCGTTGGCATTGCGCTCCAGTGGACTAGAGTCAGCCCATAGATCCTTGTACTCCTTGCCCCCCTTGTCCATGGGGTTCACCGTGCTTCCGACCATAGCCTTCCCTACGATCTTCCTACCTACAATCAAGCAAGTCCGCTGAATACGCCACGCCTCCCTGATGTCGGTTGGCTTCTCCCACTTGCCTGCCTCATCCAGATACAACAGGTGAACCTTCTCCCCGTCGTATGCGTTGTTGGTGGTGTTCTTCCAGTTGATCAGTGTATTCAGAGCTTCACCCGCCTGAGACGTCTTGTTCTTCTTGGTGATCTTCTTCGAGGGCTCACGGAAAGCCAGCTCCATACGCGGGTTGGTCGTACCGTCTTGGATAGGCTTGAAGAAGAACGGGTACTTACGGAACATATTCACCACCTTCTTCATGAAGATGTTCTCCTGAGCATCCTTACCCGTCTTGCTTTGGATACCCAGCAGCTTGTCCTTTACCTGCGTGGCTTCGTCCACGAGTACCGAGGCACAGATATTCGTGTATCCAGAGCGACGGCACTTAGTGTACAGCTGACCGAGGCAGCGGGGATCCGCCTCACACGCTGCCATGTGCAGGAAGATATCGCGCTGGAACTTGAGATAGTACGGGTGGCCCACATCGAGGTGTGTCCACTGCAACATCATGTAGTGACGACCCGTGATGTATGTAGGAGTACCGTCGTTATAAAACCAAACGCCGTCACGACGACGCCGAAACTCCTCCTCGATATATGGACGCCACTTCTCTCTAAACTCCCTCGGCGTTTCCGCCCACTCATCCATAGAACGTATACGCGATAGCTCACTCGGGGCCGCTCGGCGAGTCCATTTCTGCTCTGCCCGTGGTAGTTCACGAAATAGGATTTGACTTTCTTCAGGCGTTTCGGGAAGCACAATGACAAGCCCACCGAGCTCGATAGTCTCACCCACCGTACCGTTGGGACATATGCAGACAGCGGGTTCTTCATATCCTTTGATTTCAAGTAATCTATCCATTGTACTCCTGACAGGATTTGAACCTGTGACCGACTGCTTAGAAGGCAGTTGCTCTATCCCCTGAGCTACAGGAGCTGACTGAACTCAAAGTGCCGGCCCCTTAGTTCATCTCTATTAATATACTCACGATATCCAGCATTGGCGTAGCTCTCATAGCTGTGGATGTTTTCATCGTCCTTGATATCCAAGCAATCCTCTTCATCAAAAGAAACAACCTCAATAATATCCTGACCCCACTTACTTGTCATGGCATCAAGGATTGAACCATCGAAGGCGAAGGTTTGATCGTCGTCAAACACCGTAAGGAAATTGACCGAATGGTACAGACTGTGACGTAGGAAGAACTGACCTGCACTGATGAGATACCCTTCGGAAGGGTGAAAGAGATACGTCTTGTCTTCTCCGGTTTTGGTGCTTGTGATCACACAATTTCTGGTACCAAAGGTGGCACAGAGGTTTGAGTTCAATCTATTCATACAAACCTCCCAGTATCCCTGACCGTGGACGTTGTTGCTACCCAACCAGCAGATATAGTCTGTGTTCTGTTGCATCGCCCTGATCCACGCATACGTCATCTTATGAGCAAGGGGGTGGTTCTTGAAGGTTTCGTGGTGCAGGCCATGATCCTCGCAATACCCTCTAATCTCCTTGCTGTCCCCGACTACCATGGTCTTGACCCTGAAGCCCTCGTCTTCAAACAGCCACGCCGTATTGGACAGATGCAACAGCGACATCTTGGTCAGCTCTGGGCGACCGTGATACAACATGAGGAAGCAAACACTCCTCATTTGCACGCACGCTGCATATCCATGTCGATGTATACGGGGGTCTTTTCCCCCACGTATGCTCCTATGACATTGTACTCCAGAAACTCCACAGCTTCATTGTAGTCCATTTCATCGCGCTCCATCAGGATTGTGATCATCTTATTGATGTCGTACACTGCCCGTGGCTCGATACCACACGTGATACCAATCAGTCCCTTTTCAAAGCCGTCGGCCAAAAGACACTGCTCGTTTTCAAGGGACTCCATGAGCTCGTCCCATTTTTCAGCTTGCCAAGTCATTTCGAAAATCTTTCTGCGAACCCGCCAGAATAGTCATTTTCCGAACCCAACTCCCCTCCTGTGGAAAGATCCTTGATCATTTGTTCCAACCGCTGACGCTCAACAACTAGCTCCTTGCAATCCAATGCGGTCTGCTTGATAGCAGACAGCTCTGCCTTGCGACCCGCGCCATTGAGCTCTGGGTCTACAGGGCGCTTGATCTCTTCGATCATGTTGTTGATGGCCTCCTCCATACTGATCATCAGACGCTGGGCTGCGTCAATAGTCGTAAACGAAGAGGAGGTCCCTCGCGTCGACCCTGAACCTTTCTTTGCCATCGATCGTAATGCTGTAGTCCATATTCTTCTTGATGCCTACGATGTCGCCATCGCTCAGCCCCATGTCTTTCGTCATGTGATTCCCGCGCCAGAGCTCCGCCTGCTTGGGCGGGTTCTTCTTGAGACCCACGATCTCAATGATATCTGATACGATGTCGGGCTCCTCCTCCACGGGGTTCATCAGGCACCAGTCCCCCAGAGGATAAACCTCACCGGTATCCTGATCCTTATACGCAATGGCTTGATTCGCCACGCACGTCTTTGGGTCATACAGGACCATGAAGTCACGGCTATCGCCAGTGAGCTTCTGACCCTCCTGCAGGACTACAAGGTGGTGAAAGTACAGCGTATCCCCCACGCGGACGGGGGTGTCGTACTTAGCGGGCACCGCTTTCACGGGACCCTCGACAACCCTGTGCTCGAATTCATTGAAGCGGTTGTCTACGTACAGCTCCATTCCACCCTCGGTGGTCATGGTATCGTGGATCTGCTTGTCTAGCTCCACCACGAAGTGATTCATCATTTTCATCAGAAGTTCAAGTCGTATTCAATTATGCATGGCATGTCATCGATGGACTTCCACAGCGATGTGCCCTCCTCCCCTTGGAGGTATACGAGGTAACGCTTCTTGCTGTATCGGTGCAGGTGCTCTGCGTCAAATACGATAGCCGACACAAAGCGGTCGCCTGCCTTCATCCCCACGTAGTACGCCATAGCGTCCTTCGGGTTGGGGCCAATCACGATCTTCCTAATCAACCCCATCACTCGTCGTCAGGAGAACTGATGCCAGCCTCGTCAAGCATATCACCCAGCGTATAGCCATCTTCACCGTCGGATCGACGATAGGAATCACGCACAAAATCAAACACCTCATCAAGGACATCCTCTGATTGGATGTGGAAGCTGAGGATCGCCTTGAGGATCGGATCGTCCTCTTGATCGTAATCCACCATGCCCGTTACCATAAGTGAAATAACTTCACCCTCCATGCCGTACTTGTGGATGCATCGCTCCAGCTCGAAGTGAATACGCTGGATCTCAAGGAGGAATTGTTCTCTTTCCATTATACGCAGTATACTGAACCCATGGCAAAGAAAGACCGTGCTAAAACACGTATGTTCAGAGACTTCTCAACGCTCGAGAAGCGCAAGATTGGTCATAACCACTTGAAAAACCTCAGGGCTACAATAACAGACTTCGGGGATAAGTACAACTTGTTCCACAAGGAGATCATGTTTATGCTCTGGGCCTACGACCTCGAGTTCTTTACCCTCGACTACGCATCCGAACATTACGATTACAGCAAGAAGAAACTAGGCTTCAAGATCGTATACCCCCTTATGAAGGAGGGATACATATACAAGCACTTCGATAAGATGACCCCATCACATACGGCGGACGATCACCTATTCAGAGAGGAGACCAAATACAACTACCGTGTTCGGTACGCCCTCACACAGAAGGCTAGGCTCATGGTACAGAGGTTCTACAACAGACTCACTCCAGAGTGATTCCCCTAGCACTCATTCTTGTGACCGATCGATCATAAATGTCATCAAGCTCTGCAGCCGTCTTAGCAGAATCAAACACGATGGCCTCGGCTATCACGCTATTGCCGTCAAACGAAGAACTATCATAGTGGCAATCACCAAAGGCGATCTTTCTGGTCGATACAGCTCTATTGGGATTATTCCCACTAATTGTTGTGGCACTGGTGGAATCACCTAAATACCCTGTATAGTTATTAGAGGAGTTTATTGAAATAGCGGCAAATAGATACCTGTCTGTCGTGAGATCAGTGTTGGCTTTGATAGTATCAACGACAGCAGATCCAGTACTACTCCTGATGTTAATACGAAGATCGTTGGCGGAGCTTATGAACAAATTAAAACCGTCGACACGCAATACGTTTTCCAAATTGCCCCCATACATTCTACCCGTACCATCCTTGAAATAATGGATAACCATACATATGGTGATGTTGGAAGTCTCACTGATATCAGACAACAACCCATCCAACTGACCTACCGTAGTGACGGTGTTGTACTCATAAGTAGGACTAGCACCATTTTCGGTTAGGTTGGTAGCCGAGCCCGTGAGGTCGATGTACAGCTGATTACCCGTACCAAACAACCAGTGACCTACGGCCCCAGTCTCTGCTGTCGGGGAGGGGTTATTCAAACCTGCAAATTCCGTGTAGTAACGCGACCCTAGGGTGCGCAGACTAGCAGCATTGAAATGCAAGCTGTCCCCTTTATCGGTAAGTCCCGTAGAGGATGCTACTGCGGTATTGTAGACATAGTCTGGTGTTACGTCAATGACGCCTTGGTTCAGTGTTGTTGTTTGGTTACTGATTGTATCAGATAGCAGGTCTCCTAAAATGAACGGAGTATCTTGAGTGGCCACAGTGATATCATTCCTCATGTTCTGAATCATGAGGTGTAGGGCGTCGGCATACGTAGAAAGCTGGTAGTCATGCTCCCCCTGATGCCATAGGATACCCTTGAAAATCCAATCAGTGTTTGCCGCCATCAAGTTGTTCGTGGCATTGACCGCATGTTCATAATGAGTGTCACCTTTGGACCACTCAGAAGGGGAGCTGAAGCCAGTGCCTCCATCGGCTGCTGGTATCAGTACTAC